CCTGAAGCTTCGCGGGTGACCGTACCCTGTGTAGCCAGCTTGTTGTACGCGGATGTGAATCCACGTCGTGTACTCAAGTCAGCTCCAGGACCGAAGCCGCAGTGATCAAGTGAGGATAACGGGTTAAACCGTCCAAGGATTCGTCTAATTTGTCGTTTTGCTTCCAAAATGGTAGCACGAACGTCACAGTCAGCAAAGCTTGCTGTGTGATTAGAAACGGATCTAAAGAAGTTATTCGTGGCCTTACAGGATCTCTCAGCGGCCCAGAACGATTCCAATGCAACTTTTCTCCTGTCAAACGTTGTAGGCAACCAGACGCTTTTTTGAAGCAGTCGGGTGGCCTGGTACGCTCTAAAGAAGTCAGAACGCGATTGGTAGTCCAGAGGCGCTGTACGAAGACCTACGATCTCATCACCCATCCCGTATCGCAGCATAATGCTGACGGTAAGAGATCGGGGACAATCCAACTTTTCAAGCACTCTAAGAGCGACTTGAAGTTCACTAGCCGGCTGAGCCGAGGAAGTGTTTTGCATGTTGGACTCCTCTGATTAAAAGGGACGTTCGTAGGAATTCACAGCCGTCTCGAACGGGCCTTCCTTTATCAAGTTGTAGATAAAGGCAGTCAGGTCCTTTCGCTGAGCAAGAGTGGACCGAGCCGGGAGGACCATCTCCAGCTTTGCAGTCAACGTGTACGCCACCTTCGGGGCAGGCGTAAAACCGTTGCTGTCATCGCCGGCGACAGATTCCAGAATCGGAACCACGACTTTCGCAACCACCTTGTTGACGTCGCCACCCACCGTCAGAGATTGCGTGATCGTAGGCATGCCGATGGAGATGCCGCTAGTGCGGTCAGTCCATGTGGCAAGCTGCGAAGTGCAGTCCATCGGTGTGAATGTCTTCGTTACAGGGGTGTCTTCGCCGTTAGGCAAAGTAAGAGCGACAATTGCTGCCATGAGAAATACTCCTAAGGAGAAGAGACGAATGTAGACTCCCCGAGATAGGGGTTTATCTACCGAAAGCCTTACGCATTAATGCTAAAGCATTTAATACATGAACAGGCGAGAAAGGGTCCTTGAATGACGGGAGGACCGGCCTAGGGGGTGCGAAGAGCCGTTCGCGGTTAAGAAGCTTGATATCAGAAGATATCGAGCCATTACCTGCGAATGTTCGAATGACACTTCCCAAGGACAGAACGTCACTGACATTCTGTGCAGAACCCGACTGAGTCGTGAACTGAACAGTATAACCGCTCACAAATGAGAGTCCGGAGTCGTAGTTCAATCTCTGGAGAAAATTTCCAACAGGGAAGAACCAATCCACCACAAACGAGTAAGGGAGTAACTCCCAAGCAAGAGTGAGGGGATCGTTTATTCCTAGTTGTTGAGCTTCTCGGTTGAGATCGTTCGTCACTCCGAACAGCAGGCAAACCTTTGACGTGGTAGTGCGCTCTCCAAAAGAGATGTGCACCTTACCTCCCCAAGTGTTTGTACCAGTGCCGATAAATAGAGGAGCGGCAAAGCCGCTCTTCGCTTTAACAGCAATGAGTTGTTGTCTCCCGTAGGAATTTCGCGCAAGGTGCTCTGCAGCACCTTTTACGTCTCCTAAGAGAGGCTTCCACCCATATTGGTAAGCCAGCCAGTTACTTGCAACGCTATCAGATAAGTTGCGAGGATTCCTAGTTAGGCCTAGATCCCGACTAGCGGCATTGAAGTCGCGGCGAC